ATGTTGGTGGTACTTTAATAGATTGGCAAGAAGGCTTTGTAGCACTCCAACAAGCCGTGTTGTTCTTACAAAATCCGGCTGCATTTCTAGCAGGAGGGGGGAATTTAAATGAACCCCAAGCTGGATCTCCTACCGACTCTATAATAGACTCGATAGACGAAATAGGTAATATGACAATTTTAGGGGGTCAGCAATTAGCAGCAATATTCCAAAATATATTTGCAAGGGGTGTTACAGATCAAATGCGAGGGTTAATAGAAGAACAGTTAGGAACCCTTGTAAGATCACGCCAGAAATATATGCAGGGAGATATATCTAAAGAAAAATATGATGAAGTAGTAACATCATTTGAAAAATTATTTGAAGGGGGCGGTGAACTTGCAGGTTTTGTATCTGCAACAATGGGAAGCTTGGCAGTATCCGCAGCTACAATGGTTATTGAAGGTAGTGTTGAGGTTATAAGATTCGCTAAAAGTCTAAACGCCGATGTTGCGAGAGATTTTCTTAGTAATATATTTGGCTTGTCCGGTGATCATCCTAGAGAACGTAATCAAACATCCTCAGCTACTGATGCTTCTAATTCTCAAGAAATTATATTTTCACATAATGCAATGCAAGGTTTGTACGCTCAAGATGGTGGTGACTACCCTGATTCAAATAATGCAAATTTGTATAGCAATGAAGCACAAAAGATATACCGTGATGCATTTAGAGACTTTGCAGATAATAAGGAATTTCAGAATCGCTACCTCGCAACTTTGAGTAGTATTGATAAAAAACTAGGCTCAGATGGTCCAATTTCAGACGCTCTTCGCAATTCAAAAGCATATACATAAGATGAAAAAGTTGACAAATCTGTTAAATAGTGTTAGAGTATATATATTATGAGTTGGAAAAAACATTTCACAGTTTATAACGTACAACAACAAGGTGCTGGAGGAGTTTCTTCTAGTAGTGGTAAATCTGCTAGATTTTCCAGTTGGTTGCCAGAAGTATACACAGGACAGCCAAATCGTGTAGAGCGTTATGCACAATACGATCAAATGGATATGGACCCTGAAGTTAATACAGCATTAGATACTATATCTGAATTTAGTACACAATTTAAAAATGAATTAAACATTCCTTTTGAAATAGTATGGAAAGATGATTCTACTGAAGGCGAAGTTGCTATATTAGATAAAGCAATGAAGCAGTGGACTAATATTAACGATTGGGATAAAAGAATATTTCGTTTATTCCGTAGTACGGTTAAGTATGGCGATCAATTTTTTATTAGAGATCCTGATACTTATATATTGTATTGGGTTAATCCAGTTGACGTTACAAAGATTGTTGTTAATGATAGTGAAGGTAAAAAGCCTGAACAATACATAATGAAGAATTTAGATTTAAATCTTCAAGAAAAAACAGCAAGTGAAATCCTTCAACATGATACACAGTTTACTACAACGGATCAAATGTTCCGTGGTGGTATTATGGATGCTAGAAGTTATAGTGCAAAACAAACAACAGCATTCCAAGAAGAATTTGGAGTTGATGCACAACACATTATACATTTTGCTTTAACAGAAGGAATGGATGCAAACTATCCATTTGGTACATCTATATTAGAGCCTATTTTTAAAACGTATAAACAAAAAGAACTGTTAGAAGATTCTATCATAATTTATAGAGTACAACGTGCTCCAGAACGTAGAGTATTTTATATTGACGTAGGTAATATGCCTGCACATAAAGCAATGGCTTTTGTCGAAAGAGTCAAGAATGAAATACATCAACGTAGAATTCCAAATAAGACAGGTGGAGGCACAACTGTACTAGATGCATCATATAACCCATTGTCAATTATGGAAGATTATTTCTTTGCTCAAACTGCTGAAGGTAGAGGTTCAAAAGTAGAAGTACTACCAGGCGGTGATAACTTGGGCGAAATAGATGATCTTAAATATTTTAACAATAAAATGATGCGAGCATTACGTGTCCCAACTTCATATCTTCCTACTGGACCCGATGATACAGGTGCTGTTTATGCAGATGGTAGAGTAGGTACTGCATTTATTCAAGAATATAGATTTAACAAATATTGTCAACGTTTGCAAAATCAAATACAAAATATTCTTGATAATGAATTTAAAATGTTCTTAAAGCACAGAGGTATAAATGTAGATGCCGCTAGTTTTGAATTAGAATTCTTAGAGCCACAAAGTTTTAGTGAGTATAGAGAAATTGAAATTGATAATGCTCGTGCTACTATATTCTCGTCCATTGGAGACACACCATATCTGAGTAGACGTTTTGTAATGAAGAAATATTTAGGTTTGGATGAAAACGAAATAGTAGAAAATGAACGTATGTGGAAAGAAGAAAATCCAGATGCACATAAAGGCCGACTTGAAACAGATGATATGACAGATAACTTATCAGCAGTTGGTATACGACCTTTTGATTCAGGCGGTATGCCAGACTTAGAAGGCGGCGACGATATGGGCGGTGACGAAGAGTTAGGCGGCGATGAAGAATCTCCAATTAGTGGAGGCGAAGGCGCACCACCTGCATAATAAATACAATTATGAAATTTAAAGAACTTACAGAAGGTTATTATGATATGGAAGACGACGATTATAGTCGTTATGATATTGATGATATAACACGACCTCGCTTAACTTTAATGCATTTAGGCAAGTTACGCCGTATGCGTGAGATGAAAAAATACGAAGACGAAGAGCGAAATAAGTTTTTTAAGTTCATATACGGTAAGCAAGCCGAAGAGTAAAACCACTTTACTCATCTATAAAATTTCCCCAATAACTACATAGTTATTACCAAGAAGTACCATTTTTTGCCCTTTTTCAACCAAGAATTATTGGTTGTTATTAAATACCATTGATAATTAGTGTCTAATCACTTGTTAGGAGAATTATATGACTACACAAAAATTAGAGCAAGTACTCGAATACCTAGTAAACGAGGAAAACGACAAAGCAACAGATCTTCTTCACGAAGTATTTGTTGAAAAAGCCAAGACTATATATAGTGAATTGGTAGAGTCAGATGCTGATATCGAAGATGACATTACAGAAGAAGCCAAAGACGAAGATGAAGAATCTGTAGAAGAAGCAATTGGTGGCGATCCAGAAGAACGATTTGCCGATGCAATTGAAGCTGACGCCGAAGAGATTGACGCAGAAGAGATGTTTTCTGAAGATGATCTTGAAGACGAAGAAGCAGCTGAAGATTTAGCAGGCGATATGGCACCTGAAGGCGATGGCGAAGAAGCCGACGTTGAAGATGCTATGATGAATGTCGAAGACGCTTTAGCAGAACTTAAAGCAGCTTTTTCAGATATGATGGGTGACGATGTTGAAGGCGACGACGAAGTTGAAGGTGATGAAGAGATGCCAGTAGACTTTGAAGTAGCTCCTGAAATGGAATCTGTCGAATCTGACGAAGAAGAAGTTGTTGAAGAGCTTGAAGAACTAGATGAAGCGGCTGATTTATCAGCAGTGGCAGCACCTTCAAATTCAGAAGGCGCAGATAATACAAAATCAACAGTAGGACCTGGCGGTGACGCAGGAAGTGGAGGAAACCCAGTTGGTCAAACAGGATCAGATCATTCAGGATATAATCGTGAATCATCCCCTGCAGCTGGTGACAACCCAGATTCCCCAGGCACAACAGAACCTAGTGTAGGTAATGTAGCTGCACCATCTAATAGCGAAGGAGCAGGTAATACAAAGAGTATACATTCTTAATGGGGTACAATAAATTATGATTACACTTACTGAACAATTAACATATGATCAAGCAGGTTTAATTACCGAAGCAGTTGAAAACTCTGAAGGTAATAAAGACTTGTACATGAGAGGTATTTTTATTCAAGGTAATGTACGTAATCAGAATCAAAGAGTATATCCTGTTAACGAAATTACAAACGCCGTAAAATCCATTCAAGAAAAAATTAAAGAAGGATATTCTGTGTTAGGTGAAGCAGACCATCCAGATGATTTACAAGTCAATTTAGACCGCGTGTCTCACGTAGTTACTGAAATGGCAATGAATGGAGATAACGGTATTGGAAAATTAAGGATTCTTCCAACACCAATGGGTAATATCTGTAAGACATTACTTGAAAATGGTGTTAAGTTGGGAGTTTCCAGTAGGGGTTCAGGCAACGTAAACGAAGGTGGTAATGTTTCAGAATTTGAAATAATCACTGTAGATATTGTTGCTAATCCATCGGCACCTAATGCATATCCTGATCCTATATATGAAGCAATAATGAACCGTAAGAACGGTAATGCTTTAATGGATCTTGCAGAAGCAACAAAGTATGATAACGGTGCACAAAAACACTTTAAAACAGAAATTTTAAAGTTAATTAAAGACCTAAAATAAATTAGGAGAATTCTAATGGCAGATGCTTTCGAAGAACTATTGAAGTCCGACGTTCTTTCTGAAGATGTAAAAAGTGCTTTATCTGAAGCATGGGAAGGTCAGTTGACAGAAGCTCGTGAAGGCGTTGCTGCTGAATTGCGTGAAGAATTTGCAACTCGTTATGAAAATGACAAGTCACAAATTGTAGAAGCAATTGATGCGATGCTAAACGATGTTATTAAAGCTGAACTTTCTGAGTTTGCCGAAGATAAGCAAGGTCTTGCAGAACAAAGAGTTTCTTATAAAACAAATGTAGGAAAACATGTTGATATGTTGAATACATTCGTTCTTGAAACTTTGAAGGAAGAAATTAACGAACTTCGAAATGATCGTACACTCCAAGAAACTAAATTTGGTAAATTGGAGGAATTTGTACTTCGTCAGTTAACTAATGAACTTAAAGAATTTCACGATGATAAACGTGATCTAGTAGAAACTAAGGTTAAACTTGTTTCGGAAGGTAAGAAGTTAATTGCAGAAGCCAAGCGTGAATTTGTAAAGAATGCCGCAGAAAAGATCAATGTAATAATTGAAAATTGTCTCAGAGGAGAGTTAACTCAACTTAAAGAAGATATTAAAGTCGCTCGTGAAAACGAGTTTGGACGTAGTATTTTTGAGACATATGCAGCTGAATTTATGACATCACAATTAGCAGATGGTACAAAACTTAAAAAACTTGATAATGAAAAGCAAGAACTAACCCAAAAGTTAGAAGAAGCTAAAAACGTTATTGAGGAAAAAGAAGTATTAATTAATACTACTCAACGTGAAACTCGAATCGCACAAGATTCAGTAGCACGTACAAAAATTATGGCAGAATTACTTCAACCGCTTGATAAAAAAGCAAAGAAGATAATGAGTGATTTGTTGGAAGGAACGAAGACAGAGAAACTAACAGAATCTTTTAAGAAGTATGTGCCTACTATTCTATCAGAGGATACTGTTGCTACGAAGAAACAACCTTTGACTGAAAATAAATCAATAATTACAGGTGATAAAGAAGTAACAGAAGCTGATCATTCAGATGCAGATGGTGCTGATATTATTAACCTACGTAAATTAGCTGGTTTAACCTAAATTTAATAGGAGAATGTTGAAATGACAGACGCACTATTTGAGTCCGAGAACTGGGGTGCAGCTAGAGACGCCTTAACAGAAGGTCTAGAAGGTAACCGTAAAGTAGTAATGGATACCGTCCTCGAGAACACCAAGACAGCTCTTATGGAAACAGCAGCCGCTGGCACCACGTCAGCAGGTAATGTTGCTACATTGAATAAGGTTATTTTACCTGTAATCCGTCGAGTTATGCCTACTGTAATTGCAAACGAACTAATTGGCGTACAGCCAATGACAGGTCCTGTGGGTCAAATCCATACCCTACGTGTTCGTTACGCAGAAACAGTAGCTGGCGCAGGTGTTACAGCAGGTGAAGAAGCACTCAGCCCGTTCAAAATTGCAACAGCATATTCTGGTGATGGCACAGCCGCACCAGCACCCACAGGTTCTTTAGAAGCTACAGGTGGCAATCAACTATCGATTCAAATCCTCAAACAAACAGTTGAGGCAAAGACACGCAAGTTGAGCGCACGTTGGACCTTTGAAGCCGCACAAGACGCTAATAGCCAGCACGGTATTGACGTTGAAGCAGAAGTAATGGCCGCATTAGCACAAGAAATTACTGCTGAAATCGATCAAGAGATTATTGCATCTCTACTCGCATTAGCAGGAACTTCCGATACTTATGACCAGCCAAACGTTTCTGGTGCAGGCGCAGTATTTGTTGGTGACGAACACGCCGCACTAGCAGTCTTAATTAATAAGGCAGCTAACCAAATTGCCGCACGTACACGTCGTGGCGCAGGTAACTGGTGTGTTGTATCGCCAATTTCGTTGACAGTACTACAAAGTGCTACAACAAGTGCTTTTGCACGTACTACAGAAGGTACATTTGAAGCACCTACAAACACAAAGTTTGTTGGTACATTGAATGGCACAATGCGAGTATATGCAAATCAATATGCAGCCGACAATGCACATGTATTGGTTGGTTATAAAGGTTCAGGCGAAATGGACGCAGCTGCGTTCTATTGCCCATACGTACCTTTGATGAGTTCA